CTCTGTCGCCGGTCGCTGAGGCCGCACCTCTGTAGCCGGTCGCTGAGGCCGCACCGCTGTGGCCGGTCGCTGAGGCCGCACCGCTGTGGCCGGTCGCTGAGGCCGCACCGCTGTGGCCGGTCGCTGAGGCCGCACCTCTGTCGCCGGTCGCTCTTTCACCTTCCGGTTTGGCGCGCTTGATCGTGTATTCGACAGCGGCCTGAATCAGGCCAGCCAGTGTAATTGATGCCTTGATCTTCAAAGTGCTGGATGCGACTTTGCTATCATCGCTTTTCTTGTCCAGCTTTCCAGATTGCTCTACCTCCGCGAACTGGCTACCAGAAGGCGGATAGTAGTTAAAAACATCGAGCGGGTACTCGCAGGCGTGGAAGCCGCTATTGCAGGCCTCGACTTCGCCCTCATGCGTGTAAGTCTTGCCTACCTCGAACTGGTAACCGCTACACTTCATGTTCGCGTCGAAACCTTTGTACGATTGAATCACCTTGTCGCTCATAAAAGATCCTCATTGCCTGTCACTATAACGCGAAAAACTTTGTCGCCGGGCTGCGGTGCGGGTGGCGCAGGAAGCAGGTCGCCAACCGTAATCGCCGGCAAGACTTCAATCACGACTCCGGTCGCTGTATCTGCGAACATGTTCACGGGTGCCAGCAGCTCGGCGCCATTCTCCGCTGCCTCGGCGTGCCGCATCAATGTGGCGGCGTGGTAAGCCGGTCCGTTCTCCCATCCGGCTTCGCGAGATGCCGTCATCTGCCGCTCCGCCGCCCACCGATCCCGGATAGCCTCAAACTCGCCCGTATGCACCGCGCACATATGTGTCCAGCGCGTCGGCGTGGCCGTACATCCGCAGGGAAATTTCTGCTCACCGCGCGACATAGGGGTGATCCTCGAAGACATGCGCTGACAGTACGATGCAGCTCCGCCGCACCAGTGCGATCTGTTCGAGTCGCATGTGGCGAGCCGCGATCTCAGCGCTCGGGTAGAACTGCGCGCTCTTCATCTCCTTCACGCCGCTCTCGCCTTGCGTTCCGTAGCGAATGGAGAAGTTGTAGGGGTTTCCCGTTGTCGGGAGGGCGCTCATGGTTGCGCCGCTTCCATTGTGTTGTAGGCATTGGCAAAGGCGATTGCTCTTGCGCGCATGAACTCGGTCCAAGCCACTTTTTCAGCCGTACTGGGCTCACACTCGTACTTGTACAGCGCTCGCGAGGCGCGGCTGTATTTGGCCCGCGCTGGCGCCATAGCGCGGTCATACTCGGCCCCAGCCGAATCTGACAGCAGATTCCCGGCGGCCCAACAAAACTCAAACTCAGTCGCGACGCGGGCGCAAAGCTCCGGCGTTACGTCTACAGACTCGCCAAACTTGCTGCGGAACAAATCAACCTGCGACTGACAAGCGTTTTTGTCGATCAGTTGTGAGATGTACAGCTTCACGATTGCACCCCCGCCTTGGCGAGTGCGGCGCGGCAATGCAAAAGAGTCGCCGGTACCGCGTCGCTGCAATTGATCGCTAGGAACTCCGTAGCGCGGCGCAATGCGGCCAGCAGTTCCGGCGCCGCGGCGATCAGGCGGGCGTTAGCCTCTTTGGCCGCGTGCTCATCGATGCGCCGCTGCGCGTGCGAGACTAGGTAATAGTGCAGGTCGCTGTAGCTGATGCGGTCGCCACCAAAGTACCAGTTAGCGCGGCCGTTGCTTGTGAGTTTCACATACACGCGCTTGGCCACATCCTGAAAATAAGAGCCCGCACTTAGCACGATACCGGCGCGCGCCTCGTGATCCAGCGCCACAAGGAAGCGGCTGACGATGGCGCGGGGTGATTCGTTTGCGATGTGGTTGCTCATTTCCATTCTCCTTTCGCGTTTCCCAATCCAGTGACTATAGGATAGGACATTCCGTCCGGAGAGTCAACAACTATTTTCAGGGCCCGCATCCGGCCTGCTGATTCAACATAATAGTGGTAACGATCAGGGTGCCCCACGTCCCGAGAATCGCCCCGATCGCGGCGCCGATCAGCAATCCGTGGAGCGAAGCCTGTTTAACGAGGCCGCGCCAGATTTTGCGCTCGCCCTCGAATTTTTCCCTCTGCATCTGATCATAGCTCTCAGGATAGTAAGGTATATAAGGCTTCGTGGCGCCGCGCCAAAGATCGTCGTTGCTCATTCAAACTCCTCGCCCAGATCGGGCTTTTGCTTAAATCGTTTCGATGCTTCCTTGTCCAGCTGATCGCGCTCTTTCTGGCGCAGCCATGCGGCGGCATCGAGCCCTACCGGCTGTTGATGTGCGCCAACGCGCCGGCGCTGACGCGCGGGCCGCAGCGGTTCCGATGCCTGCTCTATCAGTGCAATCTCACGCTCACGTCTAAGATCACGCTTCATTCATGATCGCCGGATCTACGGGCGGCAGCTCTTTACGTACGCGGATGTGAACCCGGTTCATGAACTTGAGCTGATCGGTGTCGAGCTTCATAGCCTTGTCTGTGAACACAAGGCATTCTGTGATGCGAGTGACCTCGAACTTCGCATACTTCGCGAGCCCAATCGCGCACAGGAAATAATCCCAGCGACCGATCGGCAATCGTGAGACCTCGACATCATCCTGCAGCATCTTGACCGGGGCTGTGAACATGTAACGCCACATTTCGGCGTCGAGATCGCGCGCGATCTGCCGGCGCACTTGGAGATAGCGCGGATCCATGTCCGGAAAGTGGTCGCACGCTGCATCGATGACCCACTGCTTCATCTGCAGTTCGATAGCCCGTTCAGTCGGTTGGCTGATGCTCATAGTCGCTCCATGATGTCCGCCAGCACGCGCGGCCGGCCGATGGTGGTGTAGTGATAGATAGGGGCCAGTAGTCGGTCAACGGTGTGGTTCAAGAGCGCAGAGTGACTGTACTTCTTGCCGTCCTTCCCGCCCTTGCGGTACTGCAGCTCGCGCACGTGCGCCACCAGTTCCTCCTGATAGCGAAATTCCTCGTCGGCGATGTAGCGCTCCCACCACGCATCGGGGCTCCCGCCCTGCCGCTCGATGTGGATCTTCTCATGCTCGATGATCCACTTGGGCATCTGAGGGCCGCTAGGGCAGTAGATCGCCGGAGCGTACGAGTAGATCACGCCAGACAGTTCCTTGACGTGGAATGCCGCATCCACTGCATCGATGTTCGGCGGGTGATCGACAATTAGCTTCACCATGGGCGGTTATTCCCATTCACCCGCAGCAGCGCGCACGTAAGCGTACGAATCGGGGGTATAGGTGATGCCCCGATCCGCCCCTGTCGTCATGCCATCCAGCGAACACTCATACGGCACGCCAGCGGCTGCCAGCGCCTTTGCGATGCTGTCAGTAAGCGCGCGTGCGGTAACAAGGTTTGTACTCCCTGCCTCTGTCCCCGGACTGCCGCCAATCTTCGACAGCGTCATACGAAGCGCGATTGCCTCATGTTTAGTCAGCTCAAGGGTGACGTGTGTGATCGGATTGACTACGGGTACAGCTTCGCCCCGGTTCACTCGTGCTCTTGCCATGTGGGTATGCTCCTATCGTGTTGCGTATCGAGTGGCGCTCATAGCCGCTCTCCGTTGCCGATCTGGATCTTGCGTGACTCGGTCGCCCGAATCACCTCACAAATCACCTCATCCGCGTGATGCGTCGGATGGTAGTTCGTCGGGGTCAACCCAAGGAAGTAGCAGCAACGCCAGCACACGGGGCAGTCAGCGCGCTCGCTCGCGGGACGGCGCAGCATCTTCTCGATCTCGTGATCAATCGGCGCCAGCTCGCCATCATCCTTGTTGCGAGTCGGTGAATGATACACCGGCCGATCCTCTGGCATCAAGTCACGGATGCGCCGGAGCTTGCGCACCGAGGCCTTCACGGCCCCTGTAGTGACGCCCAGCTCCTGCGCTATGTCCTTGATGTGCTCGCCGCTCTCGAGGCGCGCGACCAGCGCTCGTTCAGGATCCGTAAGACCTTCAAGCAATCGCTGTCGCTCAGCGTCGCGTTCGACATCATCATGCGCAACCAGTTCGGCGAGCCGCTCCGTGGAGACTTGCCCGGGCACCTCGCGATACTCACGACGCGCTTCGCGCATGCGATCCGTAAACCATGATTCAAGTGAGGTGGTAGCGGCATCGAAGCTCTCCCGTTGCTCCCAGCATTTCAGTATCGTCTCGGCGATCACATCCTCGCGATCGGCGCGCGAGAGCCAGCGCAGATAGCGCTGTCCGCGCTTGGATACGCGCGCGAGCTGGATCACGAATTGCTCGACAGCTGTCGTCAAAGTGCGTGCACTCCCGCCAGAATCTGTTCACGAATCTCTTGCCGGGCAGCGAAGTGAAACCTCTGCGCTGCTCTCTTACGGCACGCTTCCAGATCCCGATGCAGCCCCGGCACCAGCGACGGGCGCGCCGCCGCTTGGAACTCGTTTAGCTCGTTTTGCGTGATTAGCGTGTTTAACCCCTCCATCTCTCGCGATCTTTCGTATTGATTCGTCATTTGATCACCTTCTGATCGATGTTAGCCCTAGAGCGTAGCAGGAAGCAACACATCTGGGCGTACTCGTTCTCACCGAACGGGACGTTGCCGCCGGACAGGATGCGCGTGTAGCGCATCATCTGACTAATACAATTCTCCCATTCCTCGTTGCGAATCATCTCGTTACGCGCAAACTTGACTAATTCGTCAAGGTCCGTCGCACCCTGAATGTTGTGCTTGCCCATGTCGAAGCCGTGGAGCTTGCAGATGGTTCGCAGAAGTTTGGAGAGCGCATCGCCTTCCCCGGGGGTGTGGATTTCAAGTGTCATGTATGCCCATCTCCGGCATTGGCAGGCGGTGCAGCGTCGCAGGGCTGATACCGATCTCCGGGGCCAGCTTGCGCATCGTCCACCGCTCCATCGCCATGAAGTACCGCAGCGCCGCGCCAAGGTTGGTTTCAGCCTTCATTTCTTCCTCTCCTTCGGCAATGCCTTCCCGAGCCATTTGTGGAGTGCGCGGGCTTCTTTGACGTTCAGCATGCAGCCGTTCACCCATAGCTGATCGTCATAGGCGGATGACATATCAGCTCCAAACGGAGGACAGCGACCTTTCGGCCGCCACCCCTTCACCTTGCGGAACTTCTCAGCCATCGGAGCCTCCTGCGGCCTTGTCAGTAATCTTCTCCAAGGCCACGACCAGTCTCTCCAGCAATGGCAGCAACGTGACCCACGGGACGGCTAAGCCTGTAGCCTGCGACAGGAATAGCGGCGTCGGCCAAGGTTGGCTTGACACAGGGCAAGCATGCGTTACTCCATGGGGGACAAAGCCGCCGCAGCGGGCGCATTTCCAGCCAGCACTGGCGTCAAATGGGTTCGGGTTATTCATGCTTCTCTCCCACGTTGGAGGCGTAGCGTCGTAAGAACGAATCAATATCGGTCCATCGCTGCCTAGAAAACTTTTCTTCCTCGGCAGTGACATATGGGCCTATCGGACCGGCCTCACTTTGCGCGAAAAGCAGTAATTCAAACGCCTCTTTGAGCGCGGCCTCTGCGGTTTCCGCCCGACCCTGCATCGTTACCCGCAGATCGTGTTCGCGCTGGCGATCCCAAGAAACACAAGAAAGAAAGGTTTGCATACCTTCATAGTGTTCCGCACGCACAAACAGAGAGGTGCCCGGCACAATGTTCCCTTTGATTGCCATTCTGAACTTCGTATAGGCATTAGCGATTTCTTGCTCGCTGTACCGTCGCACACTTGGCTTTGCGTTCATGGTTTGACTGCCTCGGATTTACTATCAGAGCATGCGGGGTGTTCAAGCACCTTGCGTCGCTCGCGCTCATCGAATTCTTGCTTTTTCATTTCCAATCCCACCCCACCGTCATTCCAAATAGTCGCAGCCAGATATACCAACGACCTAACCCAAGACAGCAATGCCACGTGTTAAGCAGGCATTCTTTGCGTGTGCGCCATGTTAGATAAAACCTCATCCTTGCTCCGCGAACTTTACCTCAGTACGTCCACGCTAGCCCGCTGCGACGGGCTAACAGTGATGCGCTAGTGGGTCACTTCCCCGTAGCCGCTCACGGCCACCGGGTAATAGGCGGTCCCGAATCGCTCCCGGCGCGGTACGTACTGATAGACATACGTCACGGTGCCAGTCCAGCTATCGGCCGAGAAGGCGAAGTCAACGCAGGTCAGGTCTGACGACACCAGCGTCGTCGGCGGCTTGATCTTCTGGCCACCGGGGGGCAGCGGGGGAGTCGTCACGACGCCCGTGCAGTTGAGCCCCAGCTCATCCCCCGGATGCGTCGGGCTCACCGGCAGCACGATTTGCACCGATTCCCCCGGAGGCACTTCGTAGCCCTCGCACACATTGGTCGTCAGCGCACAGTCGTACACGTAATCCGTGTACCAGTTTGAATTGATGGCTGCGCCGTTCTCAGTCAGCACGGGCAGGTAATTGTTTACCGCACTCCCTGCGGTGAACGTCACGGTCTGCGCTTGCACTCCAAGCGACAGAGCGAGTAATAGGATTCCCTTGATCATCTCAACACTCCTTGCATTGTTTTTGATAGACACCGGACAGAAAATCTGTGTGGCAGGTCTCGCAGGTCCAAGTGATGCGGCTCATGGCAGATCCCCGAGCGATACCTTGAGCCCAGCCAGCGCGTTGGGCAGATGCGAGGGCGGTACGAGTTTTGTCTCGCCCGGAACATAGACCCTGAACTTGTCGTGCGCTATCAGCAGATAGCTCGGGACACGATAGGCATTCGCGAGCTTCACATCCGCATCGCTGAAGTAATCAGCGTATTCGAGGCGCAGATGCGTGTGGAAAAGCGCCACCAGCTTATAGCCTTCAGGCGGATTGATGTTGAAGCGGGTGCGAAACGCTTCACCTTCGGTCTGATTAGTACAGATCAGATTGCCGGCCGCGTCGCTGGCAATGATGCCGGCGTGCTCGTGGGCATCGTGCGGGAACGCGCTCAGGCACAGCAGCGCGAGAGTAGCTAGTGGGCTCATAGTAAATCTCCATTCTCAGTTTCAAAAGTTACGCCACCATCTTCATCCGGGTTCACCATCAGTCCGCGAATGCCGCGCTGAGTTTTCCATCGGCCATCGATCTTCGTTCGCTTCTCCTCAAGTATCGCGCTCGGCACTACGCGTGTCAACTCGCCCGTAAAGCGGTTAAGACTGAGGGCGTGGTAGCCCGCCTGCTTGCACCATATGGCGTAGGCTGGGTAGATCCCGTTCGAGCCGCTGTGCGCGCTCCAGTACTCGCGGCCAGTCATGCAGCACTCGGCTACAAACTGCTTCACGCGATCCTGTTCGTTCTGATAATTCTCGCGCGCCTCAATCACAGATGCGGGCATGTGCAGCCCGGTCTCGTACCACATCTTGGCGCCACGCACGAGCCACGCGAAGATGCCTTCTCGCTCGGCGCGCAGTATCGGCTCCAGATCAGGATCGATCAGACGCGTTGCTTCGCGCTTGTCGATCTGCGCTTGCGTGCCGTACTTGTGCGTGTACCAGAGCAGCACGAGCCGGCGCCAGATACCGAAGTCGGCTCCTTTGACCACTGGCTTGTGATTGGTCAGGAGCTGGAGCTTGAATGTGGGAGTGAAGTTAAAGAAGTCACGGTGCATATAGCGCGCGCTCAGCTCGTCCTCGCCGCTCGCGTGCTTTAGAAATCCTTCCCGTAGAACTGCTCCGTCGTCAGATTCCTGACTGACCACGAGCCGTCGCCCAAGTAGATCAGCGATCTCCGTAGGGTGTCGCTCAGATCCACTTGTGAAAAGTCCCGGAGCAGCTGTATGCACATAAGATCCAAGCACAGACTTGAGTGAACGTATGAGGGTTCCCTTGCCATTTGCTCCGTCACCGATGTGGAGGACAATTTTCTGTTCTCTGGTCTCCCCAGTAATACAGTAGCCCAGCCAACGCTGTAGAAAGGCGGCTCTCTCGTCATCGAGTATCTCCGTTAAAAAACGTTCGAACCGGGGGCACTCGGCGTTCGCGTTGTAGCTCACCGGGGCGCAGTGGGTTAGAAAATCGTCGGCGCAATGCGGCTTCAAGACGCAAGTGCGCAAATTCAAGGTACCGCTCTCGCAATTGATCAGCTCCGGGTGGGTATCGAGCTTCGCCGCATCCAAGGTCACGAGCTTGCGCACCATCTCCAGCGCCTTCTGTTGCACCGTGGCCATTTCGCATTGCTTTGTCCATTTCTCCAGTGCCTCCATCTTCTCAAGCGTTGATGTGATCTCTTGCCAGTTCGGCACAACAGCAAGCCTGTTCGTGCTCACCTGATCGCGACGTGCGGCATTCTGATAGCCCTCGATCAGCGTTTTCTGTTCCGCTGCGAGCGCTGCCATGAGCGACTCGAATTTCTCGCGCGCTGCGCGTGCCTCAGCACCGACAATCGCATTGAGCTGCGCGACGCATCTAGCAGCCTCGCCCTCTCCGAGTTCCCAGTGTCGTCCGTTATACCAATAGAATCGTCCGCCAATGGCTCTAAGGCGAGACTGGAATCTTGCGCTGATTCGAGTGGCGTTCGCCTGATCGGTGCAAAGGTGCTGAGCGGGAGGGATTGCATCAGCGCTAATAGCAGCTGCAGCCTCAGGGAGGAGTGAGAAGGCTTTGTCATGCTTGGCATTAATCTCCGCATTAATCTCCGCATTAATCTCCGCATAAACATCAAAGTCACTCAGCGCAGCCACCGTGTCCCAGCCACGCCTGCGCGCCATCGTGAAGATGTGCCGATAGTCGGTGCGAGTGGGGCTATTGGCGTGCGCGGCCCACCAATCGGTTGGCGCATCGGGCGTATAGTTCGGGCAGCACATTGACCATTCATTGAAGAGGTTCGCGCCATGCGCCGGGCCGAGGCTCAGCAGCGCATAGCCCACCTCAGACCATACATCGTTGCTGCCTCCAGCCTCGCGCATCGCCGGCCACATCAGCGCATCGTGCAGCCTGATGCGATCGTTCTCGCTAATCTCCGTGAGCAACGCCTCATTAGTCTCTGTACGGACTGTTTGCTCTTTAGTCCCTTGCGGGACTAGCGCATATTGCTGCAGGGTATCCCATAGCTGGTCTATGGGCTCAATGCCATACGCTGCGGGGATCGAGCGCAGCCAACGTCTGGGCGCCCACTGATAGCGCACGCCGCTCGGGTGCATGCCCGCGGCTACGAACTGCTGGCCATCGCCGAGCAGCTCGATGCGGCCATGGGCTGTCTCTATGATGCGCTTGGCAATGGGTGCATCAAGCGTGAATGGCATCAGGAACTTCAGGCTATTGGGGCGCACGCGACGCGGTGCATCGTCTCCAAAGCACTCATAGAGCTGCGCGAGAATATCCTCGCTCATGTCGAAGTCAGCCACGTCCACATCAATGGCACGCACGCGACTCGTGCGTATGCAGAATCCTAATCGAGGGTCTTGCGACCAGCGCTGCCAGAGTGAGGGATCAATAGTACGTAACTGCCACTGACCAACGCCAATGCCGGCGCCAGATGCGGTATAGTGGCTAGGAATCTTGCCGAACTTCTTTATCTTGCTGTCTGCTGATGGCTTGACGCTCGGGTCATTGACCACGGGCAACATATCGGCTGCCAGACCCAGCGTCGTGGCAAAGTGCGCCCATTCGGCCTTTGTAGCGCCGCGCGGCTGGCTCACAGCCACATCCATGTCGGTGGGCTAGGGAAGCGTGCGAGGTAGTCCGCAATGGCTTGGCGGTCACTGCGGTTCGCGTGGTGCAAGGTGCCAGAGCGGCGCGAGTTGGCGCTACGCCGGGCTCTGTCGCATTCACGGCTATCGCTCATGCGCTTGATGAACTGCTCTTTGGTCGCGCGCTGCGCTGGTGTGATTGATCGGGGCAACGGATAGACCTCACTGCGATTAGCCAGCTGCGGACCCTACAGGCCCGGCTCAGCTGCGTCAAGTGGGGTAGGGATAAGCGTACGGCTCTGGCCTGATCGCGGCTCTCAGACGGTTTGTCGCGCTTGTCGCGCACTGTAAGCGTTTGGCGGAAAGTGTCCTTAGAGTTGAGTAATGTTACTCATCCCTAGGGGGGAAATAGGGGGAGGGGTTACAGTGCGCGACAAGCGCGACAAACTATGCGGTACGCCTTATTGGCTCCTAGATACGCCTGATTGGCTCCTAGATACGCCTGATTGGCTCCTAGATACGCCGGGAGCTGATGCACGAACATGCCCGGCTGCGCGATTGTGACGTAGGTCCGCCATTTGTAAGCGTGTCGGAAGTAAACAGACTGGTTAGATATACAGTGGTTTGGCTCTCCCGGCGTGTCGCATACGCGCCTCAGTATGTCGTTCGCAGAACATAGCTCATGATATCAATGGATTGTGAGTTAACGTAATAACCATTATGCGAACTTCGAGCCGCGCGCCGCGCGGACATAATCCTCCGGGCCACGCGGCATAATCCCTAGAAAGTCAAAACCCCCTATTAGGGGCCATGATGGTCATAGGCCATTGATCGTCGCGGCGGGGAATAAAAAGTGTTTACAGTCAAGCACTTAGCCCGGCGTATCGGTGATTGAGGCCCGGCGTATCGGTGATTTGGCCCGGCGTATCGGTGATTTGGCCCGGCGTATCGGTGATTGAGGCCCGTCGTACCCCTTCCAGCGAATCGCTTTCCGGGATACTCCGTCACACTGTTCGCTATTTGCGAATAGCATATGACCCAGACTGTGAACCGCTTCACGCGCTAGACCCCCCTCAAATCCGGTTATAGGGGACGACGAACGTTTTTCCATAATCCCCGGAGATTCCCATGACCGAAACTACTTCTCAGGCGGCAACGGCCGCTGTCGATACCGCGAAAGCCGCGGTGTCGGCCGACGTGTCCAAGGCCGAGGCGACCGTGAAGACGGACGTCAGCAAGGCTGAGGCCGCTGTCGAGACGGAGGCGAAAAGCCTCTGGAGCAAGATTGCTCCCTATGCCATCCCGGCGGCAACGCTCGCGGCTGGCTTCCTCGTCGGCAAGCTCGTTTAACGAGCCCCGACCAATGACCACTGGAACCGCGCCGCTCGGCGAGCTGGATTCAACATCTGGCCGCCAGCGGCCGGCCCCCGCCCTGCTCCGCGATCATCTGATCGCCCTGCTGGGCTGTTCCCACTTTGAGCTTGGCCGCCTGCTGCGCGAGAAGATCGCCCCGCTCCCGGTGAGGCTCGACGGGCTGATCCTCTGGTATGAGGATGAAGCCCGGGAGGCGATAGCGCGATGTCAAGACGCAACGAACTACTGGCGCAAACGTCGCGCCCAGTCTCAGCGCGCACCAGCCTGATCCTTGCTCTGGCGGCGGCGCTGGCGCTGGCGATCCTGCCTCAGGGTTGCGTAGAAGTAGCGGCGGCCACCGCGCCGGCCAAGGCGGCACTGGCCACCCCGGTGGCGGTGCATGCGATCCTTGTCGAGCTGGACAACGTGATCAAGGCCGTGATCTTCGTCGACCAGTATGGCGACGTGGCCGCGGTGGATGCACACAACTGCAAAGAAGGCACGGTCTGCGCCAGTGAGATCGACAGGCTGCTCAAGCTCGATCATGGCGTCGGGGCGATTCATCTGGATAGCGCCACGGCGGCCCAGCACCCGGATCAGGACGATCGGGCGAAGACGCCGGTATGAGCAGCGATCTGGCGAACATCTGGGCCTACACGGCCAGTGGTCTTAATTGCGGGATCTTCCCGGAGTACGTCTCACTCAATCATTCGCCCGGCGCACGAGCAGCGCTCACAGTGCGCGGGCCACAGGGCATCGGTGGTTCGCTGGGGCCCACAACGACAATTCAGCTGACACGGGACCAGTTAAAGGATCTCGCGACGGCAATCATCGCCTACCTGTAGGCTGACAAGACCAAAAGACCCCGGAGCTTTTTCCATGTCCCAGAAACCCCTATACGATGATTCGCTGTCGGGCCTCGGCCTCCTGCCGCAGGAAGCCTACTCGGCCGAATCTACCGTCACGCCTTTCACGCTGCTGCCTTCGCAGATCTTGGGTGGAACGGAGACGTTCCTCGCCTCGAGCGGCAACGTTGCTGCAGCGGTCACGCTGCCGACGGCGGCCTCGCTCTTCGCTTACGCGCAATCGCTGCTGGCTCAGCAAAACATCGCCTCGGCCAACCAGCTGGTGAACACCAGCTACTTCCTGCGCGTGATCAACAACAACACGGGCATCCTGACGTTGTCGGGTGGCACGGGTTGCACGATCAACGGCACTGCGACGCTGGCGGCTTCGAGCTACCGCGACTACGTCGTGACGATCACAGGCCCGACGGCCTACGCGCTGCAGAACGTGGGTTCAGGCACAAACTAAAACGCTCACGGGCGTTATTTTACTTTCGGAGATTTTTCACATGGCACGTTACGAAAACGACAAGCAAAGCGACGGCAGCATGAGCGGCAAGTCCAAGGGCGTCGAGGGCAGCTACGGCAAGAGCCGCGGCTCCAAGGGCGCCGAGAAGACTGTTGTGCAGGAAGATGACCGCTCTGATGGCGGCGGCGCTGGCGCGATTTCCACCGCGGCCTCGAACATCTACCGCGCCGCGCTCAAGGACGGCAGTCCCGGCGAGCCGGGCGCGTCGCTCGACGCACTGCGCACGCGATAATTAGCCGGATTTAATGCGCAGTAAAGGGTGCATAAAGCCGGCGGTAATGTGCCTTAAAGGGTGCATAAAGCCGTTTAATGCGCCTAATGCGCCTTAATGCGCCAGTACGCAACCGAGGATCGACCCATGGCATTCGCCAAGAGCACGACGAGCGATCGCACCTACGAGAAGAAAAACTCGCGGGGCAGCTCGTTCAAGACGATCGCGCCGAAAACCCGAGTCGGTGACGGCGGGGGCGGCGGCGGAGCCGAGACCCAGAAGGTCGCGCGCAAAATGCGCTCGGGCAAGCCCGGTCTCGGACTGCCCAAGGGCAACGGCCCCTCTCCGTTCAAGGAGAAGAATTCGGCCGGCGGGTCGTTCAAGACCGTAGCGCCTCGCGCGCAGTCTGAAGGCGGCGAGCCGGCGGCTGTGCGTCGTGGCCGCAGGCTCGATCGATGGGCCGCTGGCAAGAGGGATACCCCGTGAGTGATGTCAATCTTTCCTTAGCGCCATTCCAGCCGTTCTATCCGCAGAGCGGCGCGACGCAGACCACATCCGTGGCGGTCGCATCAGCCGCCTCGACCGAGGCACCGCTGGTCTATCCTGCGACCGACGCCAACGGAGTCAAGCGGACCCCCAACCAGTTTCTGTGTTCGAACTCGAGCACGACCCCGGCCGGATTTACTTTCGGATGGGGTACGAACGTGGCCGCCGCTACCGCGACGAGCGCGCACGTTGTCGTGCCCGCGGGCGGCGTCAAAGTGGTCACGCTCCCCGGCGGCCCGAACACGGTTGCCACGTGGGGGTATGGTGCCGGCACAGGCACCGCCACGGTGACCCCGGGCGATGGGATCTGATGTGGCCAAGCTTACTGCCAAGGCCCGCAAAGCGATTCCTTCTAAGGAATTTGCCGGCCCTGATCGGAGCTACCCGATTAACGATGCATCTCATGCGCGCAATGCTCTGAGTCGCGTTTCGCAGAATGGCAGCCCGGCCCTGAAGGCCAAGGTGCGCGCTGAAATCCACAACAAATACCCCAGCATCGGGGACAAATCCAAGTCCCGCGAGCGCGTCTCGAAGTGGACTGAAGGCAAACGGAGCAAACCCTGATGGGCATCAAAGATTCAATGCTGGCCTCTGCATTCCCGGCCGGGAAGCAGAAGGGCCCGAAGGTCAAGAAGATCAAGAGCACGCGCGACACGGGCGAGAAGTCTGTTGTCGATCAGAATCAGCAGCACGGCGAAGAGAGCAATTCGGAAGAGAGCAAGCGTATCTCGACGAACAAGCCGAAGCAGATGAGCCATTCGAGCAAGGCGATGCTCTCGCCCGACTACGATGCTCCTCGCGCTGCGATCATGAACAACGGCCCGGGCAAGTCCAAGGAGCCGGCCGCGGAATCACCCCATGATCGCGTGATGCGCCACGCTCACAAGGCCAAGGTAGAAGCGACGAAGCGCTGGATTGATGGTGAGCTTACGCCTGAGAAGCACGATGCGATCCACGCTCGCGCCAACAAAGTGATCAAACACGCACGGATGCGCCCGTGATCGCATCGGTCATTCGCACCGCTCAACTGTTTTCGGCGATTCGCCCGAACCAGCAGTATCCGATCTAGGAGTCAGCCATGCCACTGGGCAATATGGGCCTGCAGGGCCAGCCGCAGCTCCCATACACTGACGTTAGATCGTACGCGGGCTCGGATGTTTTTATCGATCTCTCGTTTCTTGACCACACTGCGACTCCGGTGGTGCCAACCGCGCTCTGGTATCAGATCGATGATCTGACCAATGCGCAGAACATGGTGCCCCAGACGCAGGTGACCGCAGGTCTTGCGGCGCAGATGACGCTACAGATTCCCGGCTCCGTGATGCAGATGAGCTACCCGTATCAGGGTTCACAGATTTGCCAGATCTCGTACTGGTTCAGCGCCATCGATTCGGTGACGCTCGCTTCGTTCAACGCAACGAAGGTTGATGTCGTTGAGCTGGTTGCGATCATGACTCCGACGAACACGCCATTCCCGTAACTTTCACCCGAGGTGAGGCTCCCGTGACAGAATTTCCGATCAAGCTGCTGGGCGATCTGATCGCCGTGCGCCCCGACAAGCCGGATGTGCAGAAGATTATCACGCCTGACTGGACCCGCAGCCTCAAGGGCCGCGTGGTCTCCGCGGGCGATGGGTGTCACGACCTCAAGGGCGGCGAGACCGTTGTCTTCGGGGCGGTCGTTGGCATGGAGACGATGGTTAACAACATTCCCATGCGTATGATGCGCGAAGAGAATGTGGACGCGGTGCTCGAATGAGCGTCACGAAGGAACGTCTCGAAGCTCAGTTCAAGGAAGATGCCGCGCGCATTGCAGAATCTGAAGTGCGCGCCCTCGATATCGGATCCCGGTTGCGCGTTTTGCGCGATCGCGTGATCGTCAAGCGCTTCGAATACCAGAATCCGCACATTGCGGTTACTGGCATCGTGCTGCAGAAAGGATTGATCGTCGCAGTGGGCTACGGCCGGCGCGTGCGGCGCAAAGTGCGGTTCGAACAGGGCACGGGCGGCAAAGTTCTCTATTTTGAGGATGGCGAAGAGACCGGAAAGATCCTTCCCATGAAGGTGCGGGTTGGTCAGGTAGTCGAATTCAGCTACCGAAACCAGTGGGAATTCGCTCTGGAAGGCGAGAAATTCGTGCAGATCTGGCAAAACGCGATTTATGGCGTCAGTAACGACTCCCGCAGTGAAGCGCTGCTATTTCAGCAGAGCGCGGGCTTCGACAGGGACGGAAATTTCATGAGCGGGAAAGAGACAGCCATCTGATGAACGCTCGCGTCGAGGATTCTCCAGAATCTATCGCCCCGCTTAACAAAGATGGCGGCCCGGATCTGATGAATTACATGCCCACGCGCTTCGTGCCTATCGATGAGGCCAAGCAGCGTGGGTGGCCGCATTTCTACGAGGGTCAGCCATGCAGATACGGCCATCGGGCGCCACGATACGTCTCGAACCCGAGGATGTGCGTGGATTGCTTCCGGGTCAGTCGGGGCAAGAATGTATTGACCGCCTCACCCGTGTCCTCGAATGTCGAGTACAAGAAGCCCCGGGACTACGCGCAGCGCAAGCTTGCCGTTGCGGGCGCGGCGGCGCCTACTGCGGTTGCGGTGAGTCCGCTGGAGCCGGATCGTGTTGAGAAAAAGTTCCTCGTGCGCTATGCCGAGGTCAAAGACATCGATGTCGCCGCATCCCTGATCGGCGTTTCAGCAGCGCAGATCATTGCGCGCATGTCGTGGTCAAGAGTTTTCGCAGACGCGGTAGCCAAGATCGAGGATGAGCTTGGCCTGACGCGCGTCCCGGTTCCGACCGGGCCGTTTGAGTGGAATGACGACAAGCAAAAACGCCTCATTGAGGTGTATGTAGACACTGGTGATATCGCGACCGCGCGGGATTCGATCCGCGTGACGCCATCCGAATACTTTCGTGAGCTGGAACGTAATCCAGACTTCTCGGCTATGCTCAAAGAGGCCGAGCCGCTAGCGCACAAAGCTCTTGAAGAGCGCGCGACCCAGATGTCGCTCGCCGGAAATGACAAGCTCCTGCTGAAGGTGCTGGCCGCCAAGATGCCTGAGTATCGCGAGCGCGTGAACGTGGATATGAACGTCACCGAGAAAATGACCGATGACCAGCTCGACGCCCAGCTCACAAGACTCGTCAGCAGATATGCGAGTAACGTCTTTGACGGGGAATTTACTGTCCTCGATGACGCGAGCGGACAAGCTAAAGCTCTTGCGCACGCTGCAGGAGCGGGATCGGAGGAACAAGCAGAACCAAATAGCGACCTTCTTTAGTTCGCCAGAGGTTCGCAATCTTTATCCAAAGCACATACTTTTCCTCGCGGCTGGCGCGCAGTACAAAGAACGTGCGTTCATAGCCGCCAACCGGGTCGGTAAGACGGTAGCCGGCGGATGCGAGATGACCTACCACTTGACCGGAGAATATCCGGATTGGTGGACGGGACGACGATTCAATGATCCAGTCGATTGCTGGGCGGCCGGCAAGATTTCGAAGACGGTTCGCGACATTATTCAAGCGCTCCTGCTGGGCAAGCCCGGCAGTGCTGAAGCGCTGGGTACCGGACTAATTCCGAAAGACAAGATCATCAAGACCACGATCAAGCACGGACTCGCCGACGCGGTTGAGACCGTGTACGTGAGGCACATCAGCGGCGGCGTTTCAACGCTGCAGTTCAAGTCATACGATCAGGGGCGCGATGCCTACGAGGGCACGTCGCAGCACGTGATCTGGCTTGACGAAGAGCCGCCACAGGACATCTACGCGGAGTGCTTGACGCGCACCGCGACGACGAAGGGTATCATCTACGTCACGACCACTCCAATGGAAGGTCTGACGGATTTGATCCTGCAGTTCCTGCCGGCGCTGCGTCCGCGCACGATCGACGATGAAGTCGACACCGATAAAGACGGCAAGTCAGTTACGAAGTTCGCGATTCAGGCGGGCTGGGATGACGTCCCGCACTTGGATGAGAACGAGAAGGCAGCGCTCCTTGCATCGTACCCGCCGTGGCAGCGCGACGCGCGTACGCGCGGTATCCCGATGCTGGGAAGCGGCGCGATCTATCAGGTCGCAGAGAGTGACATCACGTGCGCGCCGTTCGACATCCCCAAGCACTGGGCGAAGTCATTCGGAATGGACGTGGGCTGGAACAAAACCGCGGCACTCTGGATCGCGCATGACCGGGATACCGGCAATGCGTTTGTATACGATGAGTACTATCGCGGCCAGCAGGAGCCTTCGGTTCACTGCATCGCGATCGACAGACGCGGCAAGTGGATTCCCGGAGCGATCGATCCCGCAGCGCGCGGCCGTTCACAGGTTGACGGCCAGAAGCTGCTCGAGATGTACGTCGATCTTGGGCTCGATATTGAGAAGGCCGACAATGCCCGCGAGGCCGGCATCTACGCGGTGTGGGAATTGCTGAGCCAAGGGAAGCTGAAGATTTTCACTTCATGCACCAACACCATCAGCGAGTACCGATTGTATCGGCGCAACGAGAAGGGTGAGGTGGTGAAGAGCAATGACCACTTGATGGACGCGTTGCGGTACAACGTGATGAGCGGAATGCCGCGGGGCAAGACGGAACCTTCCGCTCGCCCCGACGGCATGCCGTGGTTTCACTGGTCGCCAGAGACTGTCTGGTCAGGCTGATACTTCGGCTCGTGGCCTGATCTGCCGGCAACCCAGCTAGGATTGCTAGCCCGTCTCCACAACGCTTTGGTCAAGGTGCCCCAGAGGATTCTCTGGAAACGCTCCCCATGGGGGCGCCGACTGCGCAGCCACTTACCATAAGCGGTCATCCTATCGATGTGGTGGCTAAGCTCGTGCACTAGCAGGATGTACTGATCGCGGCGGTTTGATTTCGTGCCGACCCGCAGCGTTATAAAGTTGCCATGGTGGTAGTAACAGCCGCCAACCGCGGCCCCGTACCGCGACATTTTCACTACATAGATACGTGGCGTCTTCATCCGCTCGCCGCGGCGCTTGATCAGCCGGCGCGCGATTGCTTCGGCCACTTTCGATCGTTGCGATGCATGTAATTTCACCGTTCCGTGCTCCGTGTTTCTAACCAACAAATACATTATAGGACATTCCGTCCTAGAAGTCAAGAACTATTTTCTAGGAGATTTTCCCATGACCACCCTTAATGCTGCTATTGCCTATGCCGCTTCTGCTCCGACGTTTGCCCCGGGGACTGTCGTGGCTTCGATGGCTGTCTCGATTACCGGCACAGTCGCCGCAAACAACCAGACGGTTACCGTCGCTGCGGGCGCGATTTTGGCCCAGTTCCTGAATGTCGCCGCCGACACGTACACCGTGAGTGCGCAGGCGCAGGACTCGAACGGTAATCCGCTCGGCACCGCCGCGACCACGACCATTGCGGTCACCGCTCCGGCGAATATCAGTCTGAGCCTGCCGTCCACCCTGACCGTTACGCAGAGCTAAGCTCGTGCGCCGCTGGTTTTTCTGGCGCCGCAGAAAGCACCGGGAGTGCGGTATTTCTCTGCTCCTCCCGGCCGCGATCTGGATAGTCATTACCCCGTGCGCGTAGTTCGCTACATCGATGTCGGGTTCGCAGAAGTTGGTAAGCCGGCGCGGCTCATTGCGCTCGATCATCCGACCGCGCCGAATCGCGAATGGCTACGGACCTCGACCGTTGTGGCGGTTGCCCCGGGCCGGTTTGGCCCGATTATCAATACGCAGAACACGACGTATCTTTCCGCGGATCGCGACCCCGCGCCTAGCGGTCGCAAATTTGTTTTCCAACGTGTAGGTGAGGGTCAATATAATGGCGACAAAAATCGAATTCCGAAACGGCAACGTGCGGAACAACATCAAGGTATCAATGCAGGATCAGGTTACCGAGCTGGACAAAGCCGGTAAGCCGACAGGCAAGAAGTACTGGAAAACCCGCGATGCTGTTCAGGTGGTCAAGCCGAACGAATTCGCTGGTGCTTACGTGGGCTCTGAGGGGACGCCCGCCCGCATGATCATCGAGGAAATGCCCACCTAATGAAGGCCGAAGTCCCTCCGAATCTGTCCCCGCCCGCCGAGGGCGAGACAGAGTCTGACGCATCCTCGTATACCTCCGCCTTTGATCCCGAGAAGCTACTCGATCGGATCAAGAGCCGGTACACCGAGGGCGTGAGCGCGATGGAAGAGAACCGTCGCCTGCATTCGGAGGATTTGAATTTCATCTACAACGCCGAGGCCCAAGCGCAATGGGATCCGGTGGTGCTCGAGGCCCGCAAGGGCAAACCGTGCTACACGTTCAATCGTGTGCTCGGCCCCGTGAATATCGTGAACGCGGACATGCGCCAGACGCGCCCGTCGGTGAAGTACCGGCCCAGCCGCGGCGGAGCGACGCAGCCGATCGCCGACATTTACGGTGGCCTGTTCCGCAGCATGGAGAAAGACTCCCACGCGGTGCAGATCTACAAAGAGCAGTACAAGTATGCCGTGGGCGGCGGATATGGCGCGTGGCGGCTGGTTCCGGAGTTTGCGGACGATGACACCTTTGATCAGGTGCTGCGGCTTAAGTCGATTGCGAACCCGCAGAACGTTGTCTGGGATCCGCAGTGCGATGAGCCGTGCGCTGGCGATGCGATGTGGTGCGAAGTCGCCACGCGCATCTCGCGCGACCAGCACATTGCGCTGTTTCCCGATTGCGATCTGACAAGTTTTAACTGGTCGCGCGATTCGTACGGCTGGTTCACAGACAAGGATATTCGCGTCGTCGACTACTACGAGCGAGTGCCGTTTGAAAAGACAATCGCGCTGCTCTCCAGCGGCGATGTGATCGACTGGGTTGCTGACGAAGAGAAAGCGATCGCGCACCTTGACAGCCTTGGCATGAAGCACGCCAAGGTAGTCAAAACGCGCACCGTGCTCAAGTGGCGCGTGCTCTGGTGCCGGGCTAACGGCGCCCAGATTCTGGATGAGCCAGAATACTATGACTGGAAGCGCATCCCAGTCATCCGCGTCCCGGGCCGCTACATCAACATTGAAGGCCGGAAGAAATTCCAGAGCCTGATCCGCCACAGCAAGGACGCGCAGCGCAGCTATAACAGCCGCAACTCGGACATGATCGAGCGCAGCGCTCTCACTCCGAAAGCTCCGTACCTTGTGACGGAGGCCATGATCAAGGGTTATGAGCAGGTCTGGGCTCAGGCGAATACCGCCAGCCGACCGTATCTGCCGTACAACATCGACCCCAAGGCGGTGCAGTCTGGCGGTATGCCAGAGCGCACGCCGCCAATTGACGTGCCGACCGCAGCACTTGCGCTGTCGCAACAGGCACTGGCCGACATTCAGGCCACGACAGGTTACTTCGACCCAGCGCTCGGCAACGCCGAGGATATGAACCGCGTCAGCGGCAAAGCGCTCGTGCAGCATACGCGCCGCAGCGATCTGGGCAGCTTCGAATTTATCGACGGGTTCGGCGACGCCATGCAGCTCACTGCAGAGATGTTCGCGGACATGGTTCCGACCGTGATGGACACTGAGCGCGTTGAGCGCATCATCGGTATGGATGACGTCGAGAAGATGATTACACTGAATGGCGAAGACGATGACGGGAATGTGATCAATGACCTGAGAGAAGGATCTTACGACTGCACCGTGACGATTGGTCCGAGCTTCCAGACCGCAAGGCAAGAGTCGCTCGACACACTGATAAGCATTGCAGAGACAATTCCGCAAGCGCAGAACTTGATTGGCGATCTGATACTGAAGAACATCGATTCCCCGGACGCTGACGAGATGGCTCGCCGGCTGCGGATTCCGCTGATACAGGCCGGCATAGTGCAGCCGACCGCTTCGGAGAAAGCCCAGCTTCCTCCCCCGCCACAGCCAAGTCCGGAACAGCAGATGCAGTCGACACTGATGCAGGCGCGTACGGGTAAAGCCGTTGCAGATGCGCATCTGGCGTCCCAGAAGCTGAAGAACAGTCCGCTCGAAGTGCACCGTTTGATTTATGAGGCCGCTGGCAAGCACCTCGCGAACATCCTCGCTGCCCAGAATATAAAGTCGAACACGGCTGAGTATGCGGCAGATCAGGCTGAACGCGCGGCTGCGGCTGGCGACCAGACCGGCAGTGCCGGCAGTGGTGAGACCAGTTGATTCATTTTCGTCTCGCGGCAACGTATGCCGTGGTTGGAGTACATCATGACTTTCACACGCGAAGAGCTGGCCGCCTACGAGGCGAAGCCGGCGCCCACTGCTGCATCTGCTGCAGCTGAACCAGTTGAGATCGCCGAGCCGGCGGGCGAAGAAACGCCGGCAACCGATCCTGAGAGCGGTACCACTCAGGACCAGACAGCGGACACGTCAACCGCTGCTGAGACGGCCCCGGCCGATCCGGATGATGACGGTTCCACTCCCGATATAGAGGACTCGGGTACCTCACCCGCCACAGCTGAAGGCGAAACCGACCCAGATCCGGAAGCAGAGGCAGCGCCTCCAGCCCCGAAAAAGGGAAGTGCAGCAGCCCGTATACAAGAGCTGATCGACGAGAACAAAGCCCTTCGCGGCTTCGGAAATCATGTGACTGGGCAACTCACCGAGGCTCTTGCAAAGCTCAACGGTGGCAAAGGTGCAACTCAGGCGCAGGTAGAAGCAGTGGCGGAAGCGCCGCCCGCTGATGATCCGATGCCGACCCTCGAAGCCTCCGACTACGACTCCGCAGCGCACACGAAGAAACTCTCCGAGTGGACGCAGCGGCAGATCAAGCGCGGAGTGCAAGAGGCTGTGCAGACAGTGCGTCAGCAGCAGGACAATGAGGTGATCAAAAACACCTACTTGAACAAAGCTGCCGAATTCGCCAAGACCAAAGCCGACTACGAAGCGGTGATGAGTAACCCTAACCTGCCTCAGCAGAAGCAGCGGGTGTCTCGCGCCGTAGTGTTATCGGATATTGGTCCGCAGATTGCCTATCACCTTGCCAAGCACCCGGATCTGGCCACGCGCATCTCCAAGATGGACGTGGAATCAGCTCTGCAGGCCATTGGCCGGATTGAAGGGCAGTTGACGGCGACCACTCCCCCGCCGAAGAAAGGTCCACCCCCGAAAGAGGGCTTGAAGACTCCAGCTCCTAAAACAGGCACAAGAACCGTCAGTAAGGCGCCTCCGCCGCCGCGCACGATCAACACTGGATCGAACACGCAATCGGGAGATTCTCTCGATACAAGTTCGTCTATGGACGATTGGGTAGCGCGCGAACGGAGTCGTAAAATGCAGGAGCGCGAAAACCGCCGAAAGATGCGGACTGCGCTTCGCTAGAAGAAAACCGGATAGGAATTCATCATGGCCGTTGGCAATAGTCTACTTACGGCGCAATGGGTCGCGAGAAAAGCTCTCGTCCTCATGCACGCCAAGTCTAACTTCACGGGTCGTTCGAACCGTGATTACCAGAGCCTGCTCCCCGGCCCGATTTCGGGCGTGATCTTGGGTCAGCAGCTCTCAATCCGCCTCCCGTTCCAGTACGTCGGCCGCACGGGCGCGACGATGAACGCACAGGCTTCAGTGCAGCGCTATGCAACGCTGAACGTGAACAATCAGGCTGGTGTTGACATCAATTTCACCTCGGTTGAGCGCGGCATGTTGCTGAACAACTTCGAAGAGCAGGTTCTTGAACCGGCGCTTGCGAAGGCTGCTTCGATCGTCGAGACCTTCACCGCCGGACTGACGAACTCGGTTCCGAAGTTTGTCGGCGCCTACAACACCACGGCGAATTACGCCAACGTGCTGCTGGCAGAGCGCTTCCTCACGGAAACGCTGGCTCCCGAAGACGATCGCCGCACGATGTCTGCGACCCCGCAGGCTTCGTACTACTTCGTGCTCGACAACAAGGGCCTCTTCAATCCTCAGTCCGAAGTCTCGGACCAGTGGCTTGAGGGCGTGATCGCCGACAAGGCGGCCGGCTTCGTTGCATTCCGCAACACGAAGATGCCGACCCACTTGATCGGGTCATTCTCCACGACCAGCGTTCCTGTGGTTAACGGCGCGGGTCAGAGCAATGCGGGCACGAACAATGCCTTCGTCGCAACCTTCACGCTGAACACCAACGGCTGGGCTGCGGGTCTCTCGACCCTGAACGCGGGCGATATCTTTACGATCGCTGGCGTCAATGACGTGGATCCGGAGAGCAAGATCTCGCTGGGCCGTCTGAAGCAGTTCACGGTCAACACGACCATCAGCGACACCGCTGGTGCGATTTCCGTGTCGATCTCTCCTGCCATCATCACCGGCGGAGCTTATCAGAACGTTGACTCGGTCCCGGCAGCTGGTGCCTCGATCTCGGTCTTCGGTTCGGGCGCTAACCCGGCCGCTGTCTCTGGTCAGCTGATCAAGCAGTCTCTGGCTTGGTACCGTGACGCGATCGTGTTCGCGAATCCCCCGATGCTCGATCTGTCCCCGCTGGTCAAGATGACCGCTGCGGAGAATTTCGAAGGGTACAATATCCGATTCGCTCAGCAGTGGGATCCGACCAACGATCTGCTGCCGGCGCGTCTGGATATGATCTACGGCGCTGTTCTGGCTTACCCCGAAATGGCTGTCCGTCTCATCGAAATCCCGGCCTAAGCCGTAACTGAGTAGCGGGG